CCCGTGGTCACCTGATTAATAATAGCACCTGATCCTGACGTGACAACCTCGCCGATGCCACCTGTAGGACTGGCCACTAGGGTCATATGACCACCAGAGGAAGTTCCAGTCACAATGTCTGCCATGGCTGCGGGCATGGAAGAACCGATAGCCATACGAACCTGAGCAGGAGGAGCAGATCCAGGGAAAGGAAGATCCATCGTAACATCAACAATAGATCCTTTAACGATACTGAATTGACCAGTAACAACTGGCATGAATTGGAAAATACCAACGACATCAAACCTACCACAATTTAGGAAAGATGTAATCCAGTTCGTTTCATTAATAATCTCACCATGTGCTTCATTATTGATCACACCAGCAGAATTATTAATCTCTTGTCCTTTGAGGTTAATAGCAGAAATAGCAGTTAGATTGATTCTATTTGCCTGCCACTTAATATCACCCTGATAGTTAACATCATGATCACCAGCAGTAGTGTTTGCGGATTTTGCTTCCTTATCACCATGCTCAATATCAAAGCTACCACCACCAAACCTTACTTTGGAAGGTCCGCCGTTGTCTTTACCTTGATCTAGCCACTGATCACCACCCTTAAACTTACCATAAGAGTCTTTTGCTTTAGCTCCAGGACCATTTGATTCGTGCTTGTTAAAAGAACCAGACACTTCCAAATGGAAATCACCCATAACCTTGAGGTAGTAATCCCCCTCAATAGTCATAACATGATTGTTTTTAACATTCACACAGTAGTCACGACCAATAATTTTGGTATCATTATTAGGTGTGTTCTTGTGGATGTTTCCTAACTTATCCTCAAAGGTAGTAACAGCACCAGGACCAGAAATAACACGCTTTTCCTTCCCAGGTGTAGAGTCATTGATTTCACGGGTTCCATTCAGTGCTGTTTTAGTTTCCGCTAGGAAGGGATTAACATTCCTAAAGAACTCATCAAAGAAGTTTCCACCTAGCAGATTATCTGAATTAGGAGAACAACTTTGTCCCCCAGGACCAGAGATTCCAATTGTATCACATTCCGTAGTTCCCAGCAAGGGCAACCACATTGTTGCTCTTGGTTTTCGATGCTTTCTTCCACAATCTCGCAATCCACCAATCAAAGAAAGGAATGCTTTGAGGATAGAAAGAACAGAAGTAAAGTTCAGTTTGGTGAAGTCAAGAGCAAAAATACCTTTGATTCCATCAGCAAACTTTGCAGCTGCTTTAGCAACGTTGATTGCACCCAAAATGAAGTCTGCAATCCTATTGATAGCATTCAGTCCTCTACAAATAGATCTCTGAATACCCTCCATTGCTCTAGAAACAAAGTCAGCAATCCTTGCCTCAAGTTCATCAACAAAGTCTAGGATCTTATCAACAATAGAATCCATAAACCCAGTGACGTATCCTAATATATTTTGCATAATACCCAACCACTGTGGCGCAGGTTCACAAAATAGATTAAAGATCAATTCCAAAATCTCACCAATGAGTCTAACAACTACAACTGGGATGATATTGGAAAGAACTGTAAGGATTGCATCAATTGCTTTCTGAATAGTTCTAGCTGCAAGCTCTTTGAGTGGGGAAAGAATACCACTCACACCATTAGTGATGTAATTAACCAGATTGCTAATCTGATTAAGAATAGCTTTACCCTGAACAACTCTCCCACTAACGATAGACAAGAAATCACCAGACTCACTTCGCGCAAGCCCACCAATCTCAATACCAATTTCAGTTAGCATTCTCTTGACATCCAAGAGAAATCCTTCGTTTGCAGGACCAGTCAGACCATCAGCAATACCTCCAGCCATAGAAGGAGGTCCAATAGGGTTTGTATAAACATTAAAGGGGGTTTCCGCTTCTGGACGAGAGATAGCACCTCTAGAATTCTCCTCGCCACCTTCAGATGATCCAGGAGTTTGCCCCTGCAGTTTAACAAACTGGTGACCACCCATAGCATTCTGGTTATTAAGACCTTTTTGCTGTGGTGTGTCAGTTGCTAGCTCATTGGCAACTTTAGAATCAGCAACAATAGTCCTAGACAACTCATCAGAACTACCACGTTGCTGACCGCCAGGAGAACCATCAGAGTTTACATTCTCTGCATGGCGGAAACCACGAAATGCCCCAAGAACACAAGGAAGTTGTGCTTCATCTCCATCGAGAAAGAATCCAAGAACTTGTGCACCAGGCTGAAGTTCAGTTGTCGAACCAGCATTCTTAGTTTGAGGTCTATCTGTAGGAAGCAGAACAGTTGCCCAAGGAAGTACCTCAGTGGGCATATCTAACAGATAACTGCTAGCACCATCTTTTACTCGGTTACCAGTATACCAGCCAATAATACGAACTTTAACTCTACCCATTTGGGTAGGATCCATATTATCTTCGACTTCACCGATCCACCAAGAAAATCCGTCTCTTCCTGCAAAGTCTGTTTTAGATCCAGTGGACATTATAACGTCAAATCTAACTGTCTTCCATTATTTAGACGCTCAAATTGGAACATCCCTTCATGTTCTTCTTTACCCCAAGCAAACTTACCAGTCTCCAGATCATATCCAGTATCACGAGACATATATGTTTCCCCGTTAAACTGAACTTCACTAACGACTCTAGTATTCCTTAAGATACAATCACCTTTGATCTCACCGAACCACCATCCACCAAAGTACCCAAACTGCCAGTCACAACTCTTCTCATCAGTCAAAACATTGTATGACTGAGTAAAAACCGTGAACTCATCGGCATATTCATAGGTAACGTGGAAGTGTCGATATGGATTATCTTCACCTTGGTACTTGTACCATTGTTTCAGACTTAGAGTATTTGTATCAATCTTTTGGTACAGAATATTAATCTGTGGCCATTTAGATGGATTACTATAAGCTTGCTTCTTGTTAGTATAATGGCCAAGAATTAATTTGTCAAATAACGAGGTCATACCAGCCAGTAATAATGATCTTTTCTTCTTTAGGCGCAGGTTTACCCTTATGGAAATGAGTCCAATCTGCTGGCCAGATAAGAGTTAAACCTTTCTTAGGACGCACTTCACAACCTTGGATCTCAAAGTAAGTTTCCCCACCCTCTTTGACATCATTAAGATACGTCATCCACGCCATTACCCTACGAACGCATTCTGGATTTGCACTATTCCTTTCGCAATGCAACATATGGAATCCACCACCAGGAGGATACCACTGCATATTAAAGTCCGAATCCAAATCCCAGTGAATGTTTTTTAGTACAGGCCAATAATTGACGTATGCAGTCGTTACTTCAGCAAGAGCGTCAATATACTTAAGTACCCTATCATCCTTAATATAACGAGGGATGGTTAAGTCCATGGAGTCTTTAATACTTTTATCGACTCCACCTTTCCCCTCGTTGGCACCTCCACAATGACCAGGAATTTTCTCCAAGTAATTGCAGCTGTGCCAAAAATCGATGAGACCATCACAGATCTCAGATTCTATGATACCACCACCAATAAAACTGTTGTGAGAATCAATATCTATATAATCACCAATCATAATTACTTAGAGCTGTCTCCCAACCCTGGACAGTGTTGATTATAATTATTTCTCAGAGACTTGTCAATTCTCGTAGATTCGACACTCAGGTTCGTGTGGGTTAGAATCACAGAACAACTCAAGTGCACTGGGATCCTCAGTAGCATCTGGGTGATTGTTCTTATATGCTTCTAGTTGCTCCAACTCACTCTCAATATGACGACGCATTTGGGGGGAAATTGTCGCATCATCTAGAATATCCTTATCTTTTTGGATATGTTGATTGATGTCTTTCATCCGACCTAACTTGATGTACAATTATTTATCGCTTACTATCCAGCTTAGGTACGCTGTCTCTTGTCAAATGCAGCTCAGTTGTGATACCCTCTTTGGTGTAAACGTGCTTTAGACCTTTGACTAGATATCTACCAGAATAGAGAAGATCATTAGGAACCCTCTTGCCCTTTTGTTGAGATTCTGGTAGTGTAACCTTTACAACACAACCTGCATACAATGCTGTATTTCCAGGAACAGTAATACTTAAAGTTAGAGTGTTTAGAAGAGAATATCTTGCTGCAGAATATGCAGCAGCAAGTAACACATTATCAGGCATATCATCCGCACCACCATTAGGTGCCTGAGCAGTTTGATCCTTGTACTTTGGAAGAATCTTAAATTTGGTTCTAGTTGGCCAATACTCCTGATACTCTTTGATCTTCTCAACATCGAATGGAGGATACTTCTCCAAAGTGGAAGAAATCTTAAACAACTCCAAAAGTTCCGTCACGATAGGACCAGAAACAGTTCCAGCAGCTCTACCGTGCTTTTCGGCTAGTTCTGCTTGTCTTGCACTTATCCCATAGTTGTTAGTTTTTGAGTTTGGTTTATAAACAAAAGACTCAGTTCCCCCTGCACCAAAGAAAGTTCTCTCCTGACTTCTTTGTTGTTGTAGAGCAGAAGAAAATTGGTCAAGACCTAAAGACTTAATGCGTGTCTCACTATCTGGTGGCAAATATTGATTGTTTTCTGTGTAGTTGTCAAATAGTTCACTACTGGTTAGTGCTGGTTGTGGTACATAGCTTTCTGTGGTGGCATTCATCACCAGACCATAAGTACATGTTTTGTATACACCAGATCTCATTTTCTCTAGATGATTTAATCTATCTGGATATCTAATAGTCTCGATCCTGAAAGCGTTTACAGATTGATCATTGTCATTGACATTAGCTTGACTATAAGTGTATTCAGCGATATGATTCTGTTCACAGAGATAATCCATGGAATGAAAGTTATAGCCGAGACGATTCTCATAGAAGAGATAGCCAGATTGTGTCCACTTCTTGCCTGCTCTATTTTTGCTGCCTTCTTTTCTGACAACTTTATCGGACAAGTAGCCAATAACATCTACTGGTCTCCAATTGGGGGATACCAGATTATAATTGCTGTATGGTTCTATAGCATCTTTGTGCTTAATTTTGCTGGGTGCTCTCAAATAGTCAGTAACCATACTCTCAACAATTCTAGGCTTATTGGCATTTGGGCCAAACGCACCAAATGCTCTATTGGCCTCATTGTTGTACATCTCAGGAGAGCCACAATGCAAAGTGTAAACCTTTGCTCTTTCTCTCTTAATCACATTGCCAATTTTGTAAATCTGCAGCAAATATGTAATAGGAGTCTTCTGTCCTTTTCCACTTCTTGAGTTGGGTCTAACAGATGCAAAAGTCTCAAAAGAGATGCTGATGTATTCATCACCTCTCAACTCATCATCAAACTGAATCGAATCCAAGAGAGAAATATCACATCTGATAAAGGCAGAGTCAATTGATTCATACCAACTAAACTCTGCCACCAGATTTCTGATGTCGTATTTCTTCCCTCTAGCGATAACAGTGAGGTCTGTTAGTTTATAATCCTTTGATGCTGACATTAGTATAAGGTAACGGGTTCTGAAGAAATATCTGCTAGCAGACCAAATCTGGGTTTCACAAAGTCATTGGCAGGTATTGTGTAGTTTGATGGAACCAAAACTGGCTCTGGTGGAGTTTGATTTGCAATATCACCAGTCTTAATAGGTGGTGCTTGCACAGATCCAACACTAACTTGTCCACCCTTAGATTCTGCAGCTGCAGAATCTTCTTGCTCTTTAAGATCTGCTTCATTTAGCTTATCCCCGCTGTCTTTTGCTGGAACTAACCCACCAGGACCAGGAACCATCTTAGTATCTGGGAGATACTTATTCAGAGCAGTCAACAGAGAATCCTTGGCAGTATCTGCAGATGGTGGTTCTGGTTCTGGTGATGTGTAATCGCCAGATGCCATTGTACTTGGGGTAGTTTCTTTACCACCAACAGATGCTAAATCTTTTGGAGATATATCTGATCCAGTAACCAATGGCTTACCAGCTCTTGCTGCATCGAGAGCAGCTGCAACTTCAGCAACAGTATGCGAAGACTTGTTTCCATTACCATAAACAGATCTACCAGTATCGGGGTGTGGGAGTGATGCCCATTCTTTCGCAAGGTGCAACATTGCACCCTTTCTATCATTATGCTTACCCTGGATGTAATCCCAAACATAAGGTCTGTTATGTTGGATAAGACCTAGGGCAATTCTGTCCTGCATTGCTTTATCAAACTTTGCATTTAGATCCAAGCCCATCTTTTTAACAATGCCTTTCATTGTCCCAGGAATAACCTGATAGCGTCCTACAGCAAATAATCCATAATCACTTTGCTGTGGATTTCTTTTATCCATCAAGTAGTCTTGGCGTTTGATAATCTCCGCCAAAGTCATATCGGTGAGATTCTTACCCACTTTAGACTTTGCATTATGTGTGCTACCAACGATTCTCCCACCAGCAGTACCTTGGTTCATGGAATTGTATCCACCTTCACCAGATGCGATGAAGTCGAGTAAACCACCTCCTGCCATTTCTGGAAGGCTTACGTTGATACCCATAGCGGGTGCAAAACCACCCATACTGAACTTTGGAAATGTTGGCAGACCATATCCACCAGCGGATGCTTGACGCATCCTCATGTTAGTTAGACCCTTGTTAGAACGTGTTGCGGGGGTGTCAAAGGGTACTACAAACGCACCACCGCTAGCGGCTTTGGGAAATCCAACCCACTCAGTTCCATGTCCGATAAATGATGTGCTCCTGCCGCCATCGAGAGAGACTGGATAACCAGACTGAGGCCCAGTGATCCAACCACCGTTGGCGAAACCATTTTTTCCTCCTACAGGGATAACGTTACCACCTGTAGATCTTTGCGCATTACCAGATTTGTCATTCTCTGATTCTTCTAGCAATTTGCCAGTGTCATTCTCTAGTGCCTTCAGTTCTTTATCTAGTTCACTACCACTATCATCTGTGTCTTCCTCACCATTATCTCTTGTCAGCAAATAAGCTCCAGCAAGAGCTGCACCACCAACGAGAAGTCCAGCGAGACCTCTCCTCTTAACAAAGGCAAATAAACCTTTCATCATCTTACCCAAAGACACAAAAAAGCCTTTGAGACCACTTATAAGCTTACCTGCCTTAAACAGAGATAATACTGTTTTGATTCCAAGTTTTGCAAAACCTACAGGATTAAATAGAAGTCCTAGTGCCGTAACAAACTTAAGAATTCCAAGCAGACCCTTAAGACTTATAGGATTCTCTAGAAAATCAGTAATTCCACCAAGTCCCATATCAACCATGGTCTTGACGAACTTAAACATAAATTCACCAAATGCTTGAGCAGTTTTAAGCATCTGCCCAATCTTGTCAACATTTTCAGGCTTACTCATCCAGTCAAATATTTCATACATAATCAAACCGCGAAATACACTTTCGACAATTTGAGCAAGCCCTTTTAAGAATCCAAAAGCAGTAGCAGCAATACCACCAGCGATGTAACCAACGCCAGCGGCAATTCTATTGCGTTTTTTCTCCTGAGTATTCTCAGCCGCAATATCTTGCTCTCTACCTGCTTCCTTTCTTTTTCTATCCTCTTCCTCTCTTCTAAGCTTCTGAATCTCTTCGATTTGTTTTTGTCGCAGAGTAAACATTTCTTCACTCTGCTTCATTTGCAACCTCATGTTAGATGCAAATGTATTGTTGAGATCCTCAGTAATAACAGCAATGCTATTTACTGTTGCACCAATACTATTAGTCGCTTTGATGAGCTTAACCATACCAGAAGAAGGACTGGCAATGGTTTTACCTCCAATAGATATAGTTGCACCACCCTTAACTTTTGGTGGAGTCACATATTTGTATAATCTTGCTTTTGGTGCTGCCATTTATCTATTTTGAGAGTACCAGAGGACTTGTGGACCCATAACTCACTTGTTGTGCTTGAGTTCTGGATGGTGTAATGATCTGTTGTTGCATTACCATAAGTTGAGTATTGGTTTTCACCTTACCCTCTTTATCACGTCTCACTTTTTCTGTAGACAGTTTGGAGAGATTCTCCACTACTTTATTTAGATTGTCTGCTTTAGGTGCTGTTACTGGCTTGGCTGGTGTGATTTCTGGCGCTCTGCTGCCGCCAGTGGGGCCAGGTACTGATGTAGTATCACCCAAATGCTTACTAAGTGCAGATAGTAAAGACTGCATAGCAGTATTTGCTGATGGAGGCTCCGTTGATATTGTTGGTTGGGAATCTCCACGCTCTCCACCACCCATGCCACCAGAAGAACCATATCCACCACTGACATCTTCTAGTGAAGTTGCATCACCTTTACCATTAGCAAATGCCAAGTGTAAGTGAGAATCATGCCCACCATAAGGTTTCTTGGTGGGTCTAGACTCTCCACTGAACCAAGAACCCCAACCATCATGAATGATTTGGGTGACCTTGAGTTCTTTTCTCTTTTTATACATTTGTTCGGCAAGTTGTCTAGTTCTACCTAGCCAATCACCACTTCTCCAGTCAGTAACGTCAATAGCAAGACCCTTGTAGTGTGCAGAGTTGGACGAGTGTCCACCAACACGTTCTCCGCCTTTGGGATTGTAACCTTTTCCAGTGTTGGCTCCACTACCAGCCCAGTTATTCTTTCTGAAGTTTGGATGTTCGCCGACAGTAAAGCCTTGCTGCAAGATCATCTTACCTGCAGCAATCACAGCCTTCTCTCCACCACCAGGCTGCTCTATATTCATACCTCTATTAGTAGTTTTTTCCTTAGAGGTATCTCTATTTGGCTTAACAAGACCACCAGCTGCTAGTTCTTGTGCAGTAGAGGCAGCATCCTGCAAAGCTTTTTCCCATGGCATAGGCTGCATGGGATCTCTAACCAATGGTCTATCTTGGTATGGACCAGGAAGCATTCGTGCTAGTGGATCCTTAACACTCTTCAGAGCTGGAATTTGAGCAAGACCTTGGAGTAGCTTTTCTGCAATAAATTCACCAGCAAAACCACCAGCAGCACCAGTAACAAAACCTGGAACACCACCGAAAGGAGCACCAATCGCAAAACCAGCAGAATAACCAAGCAAACCGCCAATAGCCTTTAGAACAGCATTAACAGGCGATTCGCCAAAAGCACCATAATCGATCAATGCCAGAACGCTAGCAATAACCTTATCAATACCACCAATCTTTGCATTCTTCTTTGCTGCTACCAGAAAATTCCTAAACGACTTGAGACCTGGGCTCTTCATTGTCTGAGAGACCAGTGCCTTTAATGCTGCTTTTCCCTTTCTGGGATCTCTAGCAACATCAAATACTTTCTTAATTCTGGAATCTTTTCTAATAACTGGCTCTATACTTTGCTTGATCTTCTCAAGTATAACCTGCCCAAGCTTCTTTGGATTCTTTGCCAATTTGGCAAGATCAGCGATCTTACCTGCCTGCTCCTTACCCCAGTTCCAAGCATTTCCAGCATATGTCTTGGCATTTGTTGTCAACTTGGTGAAGTTTCTCTTTGCCCAATCAGCAACTGCTTTAGTGCCCTGAACTGTTTTGTCGAGAAGAAAAGTACCAGCGCCCTTTGCTGCCCTAAGCAGTCCACCCAGAACACCACGACGACCACCCTTAAGCTTTCCTAGGTTGCTACGAATTGCCTTAATACGCTTCGCTCTCTTAATATCGTTAAGACGCTGTTTTGCAGTTCTACCCTTACTATCTGTGCGCTGAGGCTTCTTTCCGCGATCTGCACCGCCGCCCATTCTCTTCTCCGATGCATTTAACGCATCAGCAAGTGAAGTCATATACTTCACATCACCAATCAATTTCCATGGCATCAATGTCCTGGAAGCTAACCACAACGCAGCAATACCACCGACAACCTGGAGAGCTCCAAAGAACTTGTCGAAATGCTTTTCTAGACCTTCCTTATCGGGATTCTGACCAAAAACCCTTGTAATGCCATCCAAGACAAGGCGCATACCAATGCGCGTCATGTTACGAGAGAAGTCCCAAACACCCTTAAAGAAGTGTATGAAAGACTTCATCTTTTCTAGATTCTCTGGCTTCGACATCCAGTCGAAGGCATTGTATGTCAAGAAAGGACCAATTAGAAGCTTAAGGGCATTAAGCATTGGTGCGAGAAATCCAGCAAGCTTCTCAATCCAAGTCTTTTCTTTCTTGGGTACTTTTAGCTTTGTTTCTCTACCCTGTCTTTCTCCCTCTACCTTTTTCTCTTGTAAAGACTCAGAAGCAGCATCTTTTCTCCGACCTTCTTCTTTTCTTTGTCTTCCTAGAAGATCTTCTTGTGCTTGTACTCTTGACTGAGTTTCCTCTTGGATCTGATCAACATTTCTGTCGTGAATGTCTTTCAGGAACTCACCATGGAACTTGACAAGACCAGTAAAATTCTGCAGAGTGGCGCCAATACCCGTCAGAGTACCACCCAACCTATTATAAGCAATGGTGAGAGATCGGTTCATATTACCCATCTCATCATTTGCCATGATTGGCTGGATGGTTATAAATTTTCTGACAGTTGCTTGTGCCATTAGAGATCGAATTGCGTATTATTGTTTTGTTGCTTGCGGCGTCTCTCTTCCTCTTGTAGATGAGCAAGTAGAAGATTCACATACACATCTCGCTCCCAAGGCATCATTTCGTTTAGTTCTGTTAGACTATACTTATGATGCTGCATTAATGCAAAATTAGTCTTATAGTGATTCTCAAGACTATCATGCATTAACGCTATGCGAAAAAAGCGGCAAGACCCTCCAGAACGATCTCGTTCTCAACTTTAGTCTTGGGATTAACAACCTTCAGAGTGTGCTGAAGCTTCGGCATAGTCTCAAAGAATTGCTGAATCTTTTGGAACTGCTCATTATTCATATCACCGATGAATTCTAATGCTTCTGTCTTGGTGAAAGAATCATATGTTTCATCGCCTTGATACACTTTATCGATACAGTCCGCAGCAAGCTCAAAGACATCATCCATTGTGGGAGTATCCTTCATGTTGCGATCCACAAAAGCACTGAGTGCGGGATACTTCATTTCTACCTTAAGATCATCAGTGAGTTTGAGGATCTTACGGTGCTCTTTAGGCACTACAACCTCAACTTCCTCCAGATTGAGTTCCACAGATACCATAGTTTCGCCATCATCTTCACAAGTGATCTTAAATTCACTTGTCTCGCCAACTGCTTTGGCACGAATGCGAAGGAACAAATACTCAATCTCAAAGGTAGCGAGCTTATTGACATCCTTAACGTCAGTACATGATTTTAGAATGTTTTTAACCGCTTTGATCATCTCTTTCTCGTCCTGAGATTCCATAGCAAGATAGAGAAGTTTCTCTTCTTTTACCAGAAAAGGACGATAATTTACTTTTGTTCCACTGACAGGAAGCCTGCAGTCATATTCAGGCACTGCAATTTTAGGTAAAGGCATAATCTTAGGATAACGATAAAATTATTTATAACCCGTATCCAGCGGCGTCTGGGTTCTGACTAAACTGCGCCAATTCATCAACTTCAGCCTCAGAACGAACATTATTGCGCTTATCCCAATCTGGACCTTGATATCTAAGAGTGTATTCTTGCAGAGTATCGAATCTATATCTCTCGAAGTTAAATGTAATATCCAGCTGTAGGAGATTTGTCTTTTCCTGATCAAATGTCAATGTGCTGATATTTGTTGGAAATACCCCATAGAGTTTGTATACACCCACTGCCTGGTTTACCGTAGACTTAGTTCTAACTTCACCCTTTCCAGGAATCTGTCTAGTTGTGCTGACAACAACATTAGAGCCTCTTTCCCATTTGACGATTTGCATGTCTGATACATAATCATCGTAGAAACCTACGGTATTATCCATATCTGAAGCAGACAGATTCACCCACTTCTCAAAAAAGTCTCTATGAATGTTATTCTTTGTTACAAGAAAAGACATATTGATAGATGAGTTTGTTTGCCCAGTGGCAAATCTACGCATCATACCAAATTGATTAACTTCCCCAGTTGTGACTGCTCTACTGGGCACAGTGACAGAAGATGCAAAATAGTTAATAGCATCTCCAATCTCTCTCAAGTAGGAGACAGAGAAATTCTCTAGAAACGCAGCGGGTGGGGCAATCCGTACTTCATATAGATTGGAAGTTGCTGGTTCTAGAGTATTCTTTGCGACTAACTCGCGAAAGTGATTAAAACTGTTTGGATTCCTCACTGGCGACTCCAGATAAAACTGCTAGGTACATCTAGTTGCCTACCTGCTACCCTGAAAACAAATTGCTCTAAAGGTAGTGGGATCATTTCTACAAGATCCACAGGTCTCACGAGTTTAATATTGCTGGCATTTGACATAAAGTATTTATGATGGCATCGCATAGGATATGAAATGCTTCCATTGCCCCATGATCTAGCAATACCCTGTCTTGCTGAAGGTTGTAGATAATGTAAGTTGCCACCAGAAAACTGTAAATTCTTCATATCCAAATCAGTTATCAATACCATTGGATACCTATCGTAGTATGGTATTTTCTCTGTTGCTGCAGAGTAACTGAAAAAAATTACATCTCCAGGCATGAAAGATCCTGTATAGTCCTCTGCACCGAAGAAAAACTGAGAACGATACCAATCTTTTGATTGCTTTTTACCTTCAGAGAGGTCTTTGATGTCCTTAAAAATACTCATACCTTGAGTTCGTGTTCGGTAAGTATCACGAATTCCATTCTTCTATCAGCACAATATTCTCTTGCCGCTTTCCACTTTGCCTCATTAATAGCGTAGGTTTTGACCTCGGTAAGGTACTTTTTTGTAACCCTTTTTTGTTTCTTGGGCGGTGCAGTCTGCTTACTTGGTTTAACCTCAATAATGAGCTTCGCAATCCTTCCACTCCTGGTCCGTGCTCTAACATAAAAGTCTGGAAAATAGCGATGAACCCTACCATCAACAGGACTGATGTATGGGATGATAATCTCCTCACTGCCCCACTCTAATACGTTGTCGTTTTTATCACACCAGACCATGAATTTTCTTTCCCACAAAGACCTATAAATAATATTTGTAGGATCACCCTTATACTTATGTGGATTTGATGGTTTATAACGTCCTGAATAACTCATGGCAAAACAAGATACAGACAAAAGACTGATCTATCCATTAATCTCCGCTAGGGGTCCTAATGGTACAGATGGTTCCATCAAAGCTGACAGCAGATTTCCATCACAAGCACTGGATTTTCTTAAATTCACGATTTATGATCCAGAAAAAGCAAATCCATATAACTATGTAAACACAGGTAGTGGATTTGCTGGAAATAAGTTCAGCAAGAACCAAGACGCAATCTTAAAAACTATTTATCTGTACTTGCCACACGAACTCAATGAGTCCTATGCAACGAACTACGATAAAGTTGCACTAGGTCCTTTTGGTGATGCTCTGGTAAGTGCTGTAGCGCAAGGTTCTGTTGAGGGTATCGAAAATAAGCTGAGCACTGCAGCTGCAGCGGCTAAACCAGAAGTTGCTTTTAGTGCAATTGCTGGTGCATTTAATGGTGCCATGAGCTTGGCTGGAATTAGCGGCAATCTTGATAAGGATGCTCTTACTGCACTATCCAAGCAGAAAATCTTTAACCCATACCAAGAAACCGTATTTAAGGGCGTAAACTACAGATCACATACATTTAACTTTGATCTTGCACCCCGTAATGCCAGAGAGGTGGATGAAATCAAGAAAATTATCCAATCATTCCGCCAAGCAATGCTTCCTGGTGTCAATGGCGAAACAGGTGGTGGTGGAAAAACAGATCGCTGGTTGACTATACCTAGATTCTTCAGAGTAGAAGTTGTCAGATACAAGCCTGGAGATACAGACAGCGATGAGAAGATGAAGAGACCAGAAACACTGAACTATGTGATGAGATTCCCAGTGAAAATGGTTTTAGTTGATATGCAACTTAACCTAACGCCTGATGGTCAAAATAATACTCTTAGAGCACCAAAACTGGGTGATATGACCGATTATGGTCCTGCTCACTACAGAATGTCGCTGAGATTTGATGAGACTGCATTCCTTACTCGTGAAATGTTTGATGATAACGCAAGTAGAGACGTTGCCGCTAGAGACTAATGTCAGAATATTTCCAGTCGTTACCTAATGTAAGAGTTAGGATTAAAAACACTCGACGTAACAACGTCGAGCCGTATGTTGTTGCCAAGAATATCTTTAGAAGAGTCAAACTCGTTGATGACATCTCTAAAGTTATTTTGGGATTCCAGCAATATACTGTGCAGAATAATGAAAGACCAGATCAGATTGCATATGAGATCTATGGTGACTCTGCATATGACTGGGTTGTGTTGCTGTGTAACAACGTAACAAATATTTACCAAGAGTGGCCAATGTCTGAAGAAGAGCTCTTCAGATATGTTGTGGACAATTATGGAAATCCTGATGGAGTACATCATTATGAGACCTTAGAAGTTAAGGATGATTTTGGCAATGTAATCCTTAAAGAAGGTATAGAGGTAAACTCAAATTTCAGGTATTTCCGTCCTGATGGTAATGCTGTTCCTGGTATAGTCATTCCAATCTCAAACTATGAACATGAGAAAAAGCTGAATGACTACAAAGCAAATATTTGGCTAGTAAGACCAGCATATATTGAGGAGTTTGTTGAGGAGTTTAGAGCACTTGCTGCTTACTCCCCACATGATGAGATCGATGAAGATGGTGTCAAGACCACATATAAGATTGTGGAAGAGACATTCATCAATAATAAAGATGTATACAGCACAAGATATGGTTTCACATCTAGTCTTGAGTTTGCATCTCAACAAGAACTTGTCAACAAAACAGTTACGACAACAGTCAGTGAGTCTGGTGCTGTTACTAGAACTGTAGATACTACAAATACTGGTGTTAATGCTAGCGGAGTGGTTGCTGGTACACAAGACGCATCCAGCACCATAGCAACTACAGAAGAACAAACTATGGGATTCATCTGATTTCTGAAAAACCCTACAGACAAAAAAATACCCCGAATTTTTTTCGGGGTATTTTTGTAACTAAAAGTCGATTTTGGTTTAGCCCCTACATGGGACTCTGATCACTTCAGTCCAGTTTCTAACGTAGCCTGGGGACCATTCGCTGCCAGGAACATACTCTTCGTGGTAAATTCTCTTAGTGCATGTTACCTGGCGCCTTGGGTATCCATGACGATAGTGGTGATGATGGTGCTCCTCTCTAAACGGTTCCCAAAATTCTTTCCAGGTAATCGCTTGAGCAGGAGATGCTAAGAGAAGCACCGTAGAGAGGAGCAAGAACTTCATCAGTCTTCAGCCAGGCTAGCGAAGTAAGAAAGATCAGGATCTTCATCTTCAGTTTGGAGGTTGCTTACGCTAGAACCAAACCCAGAGGGAGCAAACTCTTCGGCAGGAGCAGCAGTTGCTTCCACAGAGCGAGAACCAAAGTCGGGAGTAAAGCTCATCGCTTCATCTTCTTCGGTTTCAGCATCAAAACGATTCTCAACTCGGGCTTTGCCCTTACCAAGAACAAGGTTCAGACGCTTCTCAAGATCTTCATAAGACTTAAAGTTCTTAGGATCGGTGAAGTCTGCAAGAGAATACTGCTTGTTGTAGATCTCTTCCAGTTGATCATCATCAAAGTTGCCAAGAACACTAGGGCTGGCAAACTCAGAACGATCATAGTTCCAGTAGCCGTCTTGCTTGACGATCTTCAGCTTAAAGTCTGCACCAGTCCAGAAATCAAAAGGATTGATGGGCTCTTCGTCCTCAAACTGGGGCTTCATTGCCTCAACAATCTTGTCATGGATCTTCTTACCGTACTTGTACAGGAAGACACGACCTTCGTTTTCAGGGTGCAGGGGATCTTTCACCACATAGATGTTGCTGTAGTAGGACAGCTTACGCTTCTGCTTACGAGCAATCTCTTTATCAGAATCAATGCCACTGTTCCACAGTACACGATTCAGTTCACCGACAGGATCATTCTGACCAAGAGTAGTCAGAGAGTTTTCGATATACCAACCACCAGGACCCTGGAAAGCGTGAGACCAGACTTGTGCCCAAGGCAGATCTTCACCAGTAGGGGCGGGAAGGAATCGAATGACGGCGTAACCGTTACCTGCTTTGTCAACCTCAGGCTTCCAGAGGCGCTCATCAGGACCGTTACCACCTCCCTTGTTCATCTTCTCAAGTTCCTTAGTAAGAGCAGCGATGGAACCCGAGGACTTCTTCAGGGATGCAAAAGACATGTGTGTTTCTCCGTATTTTTCGTATTTGGCGTTTATCGCCATGAGCTTATCATGGCATACTATTTAGGGGGTGTCAACCCCCTATCCTGAGTCTCAAGGAGTCTCTTTGAGACTCTTCTTCCAGGCTAGGAGCTTTTGCTCCATCGCCTGCAGGATATTTAGGAGGTTATCACCCCCAGAATATAAAGAACTGATCGAATCGATTCGTTCTTTGATCATTGTCACTTCATTCTCATCGTCATCATCTTCGGCAACATAATTTGCCATCAATTGTAGACGACCATAGAATACTTTTTGTTTTGCAATCAATTCCAGAGTCTTTTCGATATGTTCTAGACGCTGTTCAGGATTAAAATCCTGAAAGTTCTGTGACATTTTCAGCAACTCTGTATACGTTGATTGGAGGTCTTCCAATTCCTCTTGGACGACCTCCGACTTAAAAAAATCTTGACTCATAGTGGTAGAACTCCCCTACTTGTTCGCTTAATACAATTTAATTGTTGTGCATTTGATTTGATTTTGTCTTTGAGTGGTTTAGAAATCAGTTTACTGACAACATCAATCTCAATTTCATATTCTTCACATACAGAAGCAACTGCCTCAATGTAATTGATGAGACCATTACTGTTCTGAACTGTATGCTCAACCAAAGCACTGAATTTGTTTTGTGTCATAAAATTTTCTTCTAGTTCCTTCACTTGTTCATTGCCCCCATGTAGTATCTAAATTCTTTGATCCATTCACAAAGGGTATCAATATATGGAACTTTATCATACCTTTGCTCAACTTGGGTCTCTCCATTTTCTGCAACAGAGAGTGTCACCAACTTTACAACCTCGCATTGAGTCCTTTCCCAGTACATGTAAGCATATGCTGCTTCTTGTACAAAATACTTCTCCAACCAATCAATTTTCTTTAGTTCTTTTGTGGTCTTAAAGTCGATGATTGCTAGCTCACCATCAAACTCAGCAATGCAGTCAACACGACCAGCAATCCGTAGATCATCAGAATAAAGAGGGGCTTCCAGCAGATGAATATTGTCAATACGATCAATAATCTTACGAGAAGACCCAAAAAGGTACGAGGGTAAACCTTTGCTTTCCTTAACTTTCTCAAAGTGGTTGTTAAGGTAGTTTTCGACGATGCCATGATATTTAGTTCCTCTCCAAGAGGCTGCTACACGAATCTTTTCTGCTTCTGTATACCCAACTCGCTTTTCCCACTCAAAAATCTTTTGTTTTCCGTGGTGACCAACGACTGTGGTAACAGATGGATACCACTTACCATCTGGTGTTTTGTAGAATCTCAACCCATCAACAGATTGAGATTCTAATTCCAAAAGGTCCCCTTGGGGACCAACATGATTAAAAACTTTCATCAACCATAACCAAGATTAATTTTACTGACGAGATACTCACGTACCAGACCAGATCGAACAATGTCCTCGACACCAAATTCTACACACTCAAATGATGGCATGGTCTGAAGGATCTTCATGAAATCAAGCACACCATTCTTCTCATTGTTTTTAACAAGGTCAGACTGTGTATAATCTCCAGAGAAAATGATCTTACAATCTTCACCTACACGGGTGATAATAGAATCAAGTTCATGGAAATTGAGGTTAGAAAACTCATCTACAATGATAATACACCTGTCAAGAGTGACACCACGGATGAAAGATGTTGACCAAAAAGAGATAGTTTCTTGTGCTCTCAGATTATCATAAAGCATCTCGAAAGATGCATCATCAGGCATCTGGAACATATACTTTACCATATTCTTGTATGGAATTTGGTAAAGATTACTCTTATCTTCGTGGTCACCAGGGAGGAAGCCAATTTCTCTGGTAGGAACCAGAGAACGAACCATATAAACCTTTTCGTATGGTGAAGCTGGATCTAAAACTTGAGTTAATGCAAGATACAAACTGATAAATGTTTTACCAGTACCAGCTGCACCATGCAAAACGAGATTCTTTCCCTCAGCGTATGCGTTAAAAACCTTCTCCTGATTATCAGTTAGTGGTTCGATACTCTTGAGATGCTCAAGGTTAATTGGCTTCTTTCTTCTCATCTGCTTTGCACTCATTCCAGAGGGTGAAGGAGTCTTACGCTTTCTAACAGGCATATTAGGTATATCGTGAAAGGTTAGCACCAGGGTGAGCTTTTTGGATCTTTTGCATTACGCTCTTAAATCCATCAGACTGCTTTGGTTTACCATAGACGGCACTGGTAATTTGATTACCAAAGTACCTTTCTAATTCTGGATGCTCTTCTTTGTATTTATCGAGGTCTTTAATGGAGAGGATCACCTCAGTGATCTCTCCTGTTTCCTTATTAATGAAATCGTAAGTTGGCATAATTAGTCAATCCTCAAACAGGGTTGGATGTCGTTGCAATCACAATCATCATCACACCATCCAAGTGCTTTAGAAACAATTGGGAACTGACAAATGAATTGCTTCTTACACAGCTCAGCAATTTCCATGTGCTCTTTCTGTGTACCATTAGAAGTTCGTAGTTGGATATAATGAATCCAATTACGCACATTGCCAGTCATATAAAGTTTTGTGGGAGTTGCTAGTGGCAGCACAAAACGAGCACATTCCTTAGCAATACCAGCATCAAGCATCTCCTGATACAAATCCATGGCGTGCTTAAAGTGGTCTTGCATCAGGATCTGGTACTTCTGAACCAAGAAAGGATCGACATCATCGATACTGTTCTGACGATTCTTAGTATCTTGACGACGTAGTTCAGGGACTGGAATTTCACCAAGCAAAGATGAATCTGCATACCGTTGTGAAAATTCCTGGAATGTAAATGAACGGTGACGCAAAATTTGTGCCGCGATTCCCCTAGTAGTGTTGATTTCCAGAGTCATATGCGCCTGCTCAAACACGCTCCAGTGACCATGTTTGATACAATATGCAAGTAGACCATCAACCTTAGGGTTTTCCTGATTGGCGGGGTTGCTCACACGAGCAACGTAACCCATTGTTTTTTCTGCATCAGGGGTTGCAGAGACAAGACAGACTTTACTCATTTCAGAATCTTAATCAAACAGTATAGAGCAAGAGATTGTAGATAGTTAATCCCAGGAAGACTAAACAATGCAGGAATACATAGATTCCAAGCTACCAAAACAACGAGAGGACCAAATATCAACCCAGCAATTGTAGCAAGAATCACTACAGAATTTTCAGATAGATCGTTATCCGTATCCTGCTGTTGATTTACCATCTGCTGCTGTGTGACTTTCTTTTTTGTTCCCTTAAAGTTAACAGTGTAGACCGAACTCATTTTTTCTTTTTAGTGGATTTTTGTAGATATTCTTGCTGTGAAACCCATACTTTAGCAGGAACTTTTCCAGATGTCCACCTAATATCAGCAAGACCTTCACGATATCTATCCCAATAATGGTCAAAGATATCTGTCTTTGTACCAATACAAATATCATACGAACATTCTTCACCATCAAAATAAGTTACAAGATAAGAGTTAACAGGTAAAGATTTATCGTCGGCATCACTAACATTACATTTCGATAGAAAAATTCTCAACTACGTCCTCCCCATTTGATTTGTGGAAATGCTTCTTGAGCGCAAGCAAATGTTACTTTATATCTTTTGTGAAGTTTCTTATCCTTGGCAAGAATAACTACTTCTGCTTCATCAGGATGCAAACCTTCCAGAAGCTGTACAAACATGGTCTCTCTTCTTAGATTGGGAATGTTTGATCCACCCTTAAAGAAATGATAGAGGATCCTCGCTTCATGCTCCAGCTTTGTATGCTCTGTTCCTTCTGGGGCTTCATTCTTGCGATAGGGAGGCTCCCCCTCAGGTAGAAGAGAGACTACGCTCTCATCAAAGTTAATAATCAGAATAGATCTAAGTGCTTGGGAATCATTGTCCCGAAGAATTTTAATCTTTTCTGCTTTAGTTTTTGCACTGTGTGCTTTTTGTAGCACCTCAGAAATAAGTAGTTTCACGTCAAAACTCCGTAATGTGATCAAGCATTTGATCCAGTCTATGACGACTGAAATATGGATACATCTTACCTCGTGCTGAGGTTTCTGTAGTCTCATATGTATGTATAACATCGTCATAAACGTGTTCGGGAATGTAATCAAAATCGATTAATTTCCGATTACGCTCATAATTCTGAGCAGTATTTGCATCAGTAAACTGCTCAGGAGACATCTCAATCCACTTCTCCAACTTCACCTTAGCAAGAGGTTTTTGTCTCTTTTCAGTGACAAAAGTATCGTCATCGGATAGGAAGTTTGGAATGCCATCACTTCTATCTCCCTTGATAATATGCTCTAAGAGATACCTCCGAGGATTCTCACACTGGATAAACTTCTTCTGGATTGGATTGTATTGGCTGACGAATTTATACTTATGCAATTGCTGAAAGTCTTTATCACCAGATAGAATCAAAACTTTTTCTGGTGACTGTCTATCATTCATCAAATTGATATTGATGTATGCTTGATGCTGCACCAAACAAGCGATTACATCATCAGCTTCTGCTCCATTAACATCAATTACCTTATATGGAAGATTGTCGCGAATTTCATCCCGAATTTGATTTAATGTCTCGAAAATGGAATTCCAATCTAAGCTGGACTTTTCGCGATCTTTCTTCCTAGTCCCTTTGTAGAAGGGAAACTCAGCCCTCCTCCAGTAGTTTTTACTGTCATAGCAGAGAACAAGTTCGCCATACTCCTTAAAAAATTTCTTGCGATAAGAACGCAATGAATTCAGAATCATATGGCGAAGATATCCATCATTCACGCTAACGACAGTGTTTGTCAAAGATACCATCAGGTTGCTAATGCAGACCTGATTCATGTCAACTAGGATCATTGGGGTCAATCGTCTTCATCATCAATCATATCATCATCATCAGAGAAGCGCAAGTAAAGAAGCTCAGATGGATCGATCAAGCCTTCGTCAGTCATCATCTCTGGATGCATTACGAGTGCAGCATATTCAGCACGCTCCTTCCATTCATCCCAGACCTTTCTGAGATTCCATGAAGAGAGGAATCCCAGAATAAAAGATCCAATAGTCAGGAAGAAAGCAATGTAAAGGAATGATGCATCTGCCATGTGCTTGCCCCCATATGTGTCTTTGTATTATTTAGAAACCTTTTTACGGGTCTTACTTCCTGGCTTTCTTCCAGGCTTTTTCTCTGCATGGTACTTCCATGCATCCTCTAAGATTGTGTAGAGATATTCTTTGATTTTTCTTGCTTTTGCTTTGGGGATATGACCATATGCCTCCTTAAGAGTCTTATCTCCCCCTTTGATGTATTCTTCTAACTCAATCACGATGTGATTTAATTCAGAAGCAGTAGTGGACTCAATAAAAGAATTAGTTTGCTTACGAGTCCACTTATTATCACGAAGATAGGGATACATCTTAAAGAGGAATTTTCCTTCTGTCATTGCCATATCAATAGACCTATCGACAAGATGGTATAGTTCCCCTTCATTAATGTTTGGCATTACAGATACTTAGTTTCCCTCAGATATTTAACGGTTTCGGTGCAACCACCAGTTTTCTGACCATTAATCAGAACTTGTGGAAAAGTTGCACTAGGACCAAACTCTGCTCGGAACTGTTCACGAGTAAAGTTGCGATCAAGAACATACTCAGTGTATGCCCAACCTTTTTGATTATACACTTCCTTGATCTTTGTACAATAGGGACACCCAGGACGAGTGTAGATCACAGTACCACCAGGACTTTTAGACATTATTACCTCCAGAATAAAAAAGGGGAGCATCGCTCCCCGTATTTATCAGATATGTTTAGGTGTATCAGAAGCTGTACTTAGCACCAGCCTTCACGCCATAACCATTATCAGCACCGTTAGCGCCAGTAGCAAACGACAGCTCACCGTAGAAACCGAGCTTTTCGGTTGCA